CATTCTTGTAATCGTAGCTAACGTTAAAAGAACTTCCATAGATCTAAGTTTTTGATCTATGTAATAGACTAGACATGAATCAATTACGTTATAGAAGACATATTTCTTAAAGTCTTTTTCGTAAAGGTCTTGTAATCCACCACTATATTGTATTTTACTAATACCACCAAGTACTGCTCCTGACACAAAGGCAAGTGCATTAGATTCTTTTACAGCAACTGAACGATCGTACTTATCATATAGTTGCATGTAATCTAAAATACCCATGTGTAGAGGTCTAGAATCTTTTCTATCTAGTGCTCCAGTAATTGCAACCTTTTCTAAATCTATTTGTAAGATTTTACAACGGTTTACAATATACTGCCAGTCATAGTTAATAAAGTTCCATCCAGTCATCATAGGAAACTTAGGTAAAAACTTATGAAGGAAAGTATAAACCATGTCATACTCCGACTTAAATTTGTAATAACTAAATTCCCAATCAGAATCATAGTTCTTAAGATGCTTATTAGTATCATCCTCAATAGCTTTTATTTGTTTAGAATCTAGATCTTCAAGACCTAATACAATAGCTTTTTTATCTGGGGTGATAATTGAGAATGTTAATATACGAGACTTAGCTTCTTCAGGTTTTGGAAAACCATCTACAATTTCAGTCTCAATATCAACGAAATATGTTTTAGGCATATTGAATTCAAAGATTTCATCTTGGTCTTTTTGTGGAAGACCATCCATAAAATAAAGAAGTGAAAACTTATTGAATGATTTAGAAATAGATTTCTTAAGTGATCTTCCGTCCCAATTTGTAGTAGAACGATCTTTCCATTTATCATTATCTTTTGCTACAACCCAATTCTGAAATTTATCGACTGCATATCGTTTAAAAGAAACTGTACCCTCTTTATTGTAATAAGATACAATTACTTCTTTATCTTTTTGTTCAATATCTAATAACATTAATAGCCTCTTTTTTGACGTTGAACATTCTCTTCTGCTTTCGCAAAATAGTAATTGTAAGCGGTCTTTGCGTCAAGGCCTATGGACGCGGCATAATTAATAAAGAAGTGTAGAATATCTACCCATTCCATATATAGTTCTTTTTTATCATCTTCAGATAAATCAGAAACTTTCTTGTTATCAAATGATGAAAAGTCTTTCTTCCAGTATTTCCATACTGCATTTCCACTTCCATCTTTAATTCCACCAAGAGCATCAGTCATTTCATGAATTTCATCAATTACAGCATGTGTATTACAATGCCAAAAATTCATTACATCTCGTAATGACATTTCTTCGAAGTTAAAACCATAGGTTTTTTCTTGCATGTTTTTTTGATGAGACATAATGTCTTCTAAGTGTGTTTTTGATTCTGCATAGAAGTCTTTTACTTCTAAGTCTTTACATTCGTTATCTATGTTTGCCATCGCTACTTTATTTAATTATTATAGTATCTTTTACTTATCTGTTTCAAGTATTTCACCCCAAGCTCTTTCGGACTTTGTTAACAATTTTGTGTTAACATCTTCTGGTTTAGGATCTCCACCAACATTCCAGAACCAGGCACCAGGAGTACCATTCTTTTTCATGAACTCCCAAGCCTTCGCATCATAGTTCATTGCCGAAGGAAAAGGTGGGTTGTAATCAGGGTGTACATTCTGTGTAAATGCCTTTGGATGAGACCATACTTCTGCAATACCTCTTTCTCCCTTCTTAATATTTCTTGCTACTGCAACTCCATGGAAGCTAGCATCAGGCCAGGCTATTTGCAGAGACCTCTGTAGAACGCCAGTGGATATTGCTGACCATACTTCATCAGGGTACCCATGTGTTTCTGCAATAGTATGCGCGACCTTCACAGCAGCCGCTGTAACTAGCTCATGTTTAAGTCCTAGTGGAATAAAGAATGCATTGTTTGCTTCTGCCCATTTCTTTGCGTGAGCATTTAAGACTGGCATTGCTGCAATTCTTTTAAATTTCATTTCAGCTCCCATTTCTACACAGATCGCTTGATGATCTGAAATCTCTTTTTGTGATGGACTAAATAGTACAAGTTTCTTATTATACTTCTTTGCTAAATATGCTAAGGAAATACCTGCAAATCCATATCTAGGTTGAACATATACTAATGTATCTTTTGGACATGTTTGAACTAGAATATCTCCAAATCTACATTTAGATCCAAAGCCCATCAGGTCTTCTCTTATTACTTTAAATCCTTCATGGTCTACTAATTGTGGAGCCTCGAAAGGATCTACCCAGTCACCTGCTAAATCTAACCATGCCTGTTTATTTGGCATCATCAGATTTAAGTCTTGATTGTAAAGTGATTTTGTGTGGTTATTATGTGCCATATAATTCTTTTACTTTTTGTTTGTATTCTTCTACGTTCGTACTAGCTGCTTTTAGAACTTTATCATCTGATGGAAATGAAGTCATACCATTAAATGTTTCTAATAACCCTAAGTCTAACATAGCCTTTTGTCTTCCAAATGGATGATCTTTAATAGTTGAGGAATTCCATAGAGTGTCCATATTAATATGCGAATAATCTGCACCTGGTCTTAGATAGTTTTCAATCCATCTAATAAAATCACAAGCTACATCCTCAGCGTTATATGGAAGACTACCAGTATCTTCATAAATCTTAGTCATAACTGCATCCAAGAACTCTTCAGACTTCTTCCCTTTCTTTTCTACAGGATCTGCAAGATAACCAATACATTCTACTGCATTAGTACCATAATAGAACATTGATTCTCTATTCATAAATTCTGGGTACCAATCACATACATCTGCAATAACTGCAGCATACTGGAATCTATAAGCTCTTAATCCGTTATCGGCATTCCACTTGAACATCCATTCTCCTAACTCTCTTAAATCTTTCTTACCACCTTCTCTTAAGTAGCCTGCCATGTCTCTTGCAAGTCTTGGTGCAAATTCACATAGGAAATAATCACCACCTTTTTTGTACACATATTCTGGTTCTTTAAAACTAGTCATACCTACAAATGAATCTTCACCTAATTCCGGAGCTGGTGGCTTAGGGAATGCTGGGAACTGATAACCGACTGAAGTGTAAAATGAAGTTGGGTGATGTTTTACCTTCTCACACATATCTTCAATAGACTCACAATCATGTAAATCAAATAAGATTGTATTATGATAACCAGATGGTTTAGTTGCGTAATTAATTGCAGAACCACAAACTCTATGTAGAATAAAGATGTATAGGTATTCTTCTAGTCCAAAAGTATCTCTCTTACCAGTCCAGTTTTTTGCAACCTCTTCTCTTTGGGGGTAAATTTTACCAGCCTCCATGTGTTTCCAATAGGGATGCTCTGGAGTCCAACCATAAAATACATCGTTTATGATCTGGCTAAAACCTGCATACTTTCGTTCAACGACATCATATAGCTGAATCTGTTCCATTAGCGGATCGTTCATTCCACTATCGGCATGATCTACCATACCTAGATTTGAACGCTCTTGTTGCTTTAATGCCAGGTCATAGTACCTGATAAACTCATCATAATATTTAGTTGTCTTAATTTGAACTTTGTTACTCATTCACTTCTTTGATTTTCCAATCGAAAGCATCTCGGTTTCTTTGGTATTGTTCCATCGACCACTCTATTCTATCAGATTCAATTACTAATATGTAGCTAGCGTCGTTGGCATTTAATGGTGTTATTATTATTTGGTATTCTTTCATATATTAAAATAATGCAAGGGTTGCTTTGGTTAGTTTTGAGTTAGGTTCGTTCTTAACTAAATCCCAACGATAATACTCTCGTGCAATATGAACTGACTTAGGCTTTTCCATTACATCGAATGTTAACTCTCCAAAAGAGTTTAGGTAAACATCCGGGTGTTTCCAAGTCTTCCAGTCATTTCTTTCACACATATCGGTTACCATTTGATTAAACTGTTTTACCAGTTCAGTTCTTTCAGCCCAACTACCTGCAAATGGAGTATCTTTATAGTACCCTGTTTTTGGTAGAGGTCTGGATTCATTTTCAATTGGTAGAGCTTGAACAACTTCAATATTATCAATTTCTAAATCGATTAGTTGTTGTTCATAAATAGCCATCATATCTTTTAGAGCTTTGCTAGGATTAGCTTGTCTCATAAGATGATGTCTAATATCTATATTCCCTAGATAGATCCTAAGCTCTTGGATTTCTTCTGGTACATAAGAACGAAGGCCTCGTCTTAACGTACCGAATAGAGTTAATCCATCATTTCGATCGGTCATATACCCTGGGGTATATTGACTAAAAGAATGTGAGTCTCCAAAGCAAAGTTTATTTGTCTTTTGGATTCGGTCTACTCTGGGAATACTAGCGCAGAGTTCCTTAGCATCTTCTATACGAACCTCTAGGGTTTTAAAAAGATCAGAACCTGTCTTTAAACGTTTCTCAATTAGAGTACCTACACAAGGCATATCATGGTGTAGTGAATACATCCTAACACCTTTTGAAAATAATCTAATTACTTGATTGTATAAATCATCATTAGCACCTCCAAATATATTGAAGTTGCCTTTAAATTCCATACCGTGTTCTAATAACATTACATGGAAATTCTCTTCCCAATGAGTTACAACATCTGTAACTACTGTAACATCTGTATATCCTGCGGCGGTTAGTTGATTTGCAAGTTTGAAAGCCCAACCTGATTTATGTGATTGTGGCTTCGGACTTAATTTACCTACTAGAGCTGCAATACCTATCTTAGCATTTTTGTCTTTCTCTAAATCAGTAAAATATATTTGGCTATTGGTTGTCATCGATTCCAGCATCTGCATCAGTTAAATTAATAGGCTTTTCAGTATCGCCATAGCCATACTTCTTAATATAATTATCTAGTCCGCCAATATATGCGACTGCATCTAGAAGATTATCCTCTTTATAGTTGTAAGAGTGTCTGCTTAATTTAAGTGCAACAAGTGCTGCATACATGTCGGCTCCAGTAAATTCTTTACCTGTCATGCCTGAACAAACCATGGCAGCTCTTCGCATGCCTTCTTCGAAAGGACCATATTGGCGTTCTTTCTCTTCTGATCTGTGGTTGATGATTTTGTCTGCTTCGTTTAATATGTTCATAGAACTAGATTTAATTAATCTTTATAGAGGAATAGCCTCGTTTGTTTCACTAAAGTTCGTAGATAACTGGTACTCCATTTTCAATACAAAGATACTCATACGGGAGTGCGTCAACAAAATAGTGGTTATCATCATAATCGATCACTTTCATGTTAGTATGCCCAACGACTTGTATAATAGTATCATTAAGAGGATTACGTCTTAGGGCTTGAGGTCTAATCCACATTGGACCTTCACCATCATAATTACCATACATTTCCATACCACTATGATTAAACGATCTCTTATCATAAGACCAAAGATCATTAATTTGTTCTGGGATATTACCGCCTTCTGGGAAATTAGTGTCATACCATTCTTTCGAAACACCAGCGTGTGTAAATAAAAACTTATCTACTTGATATGCTACTTGTAAATGTTCTTTAGTTTCTCTTAAGAGTTCACCGATTTCTGCAGCATGCCATGCACTATATCCGCCATATCGGCCGCCACATTCTGACATATAGTGAAAGTCATGGTTACCGATTAACATAGTTACTTTAACATCAGTAGATTCTTTCCATGCAATAATATCTTTATAGTTGTAAATTTGTTCCGCGTGTGAAACTGAAAATGAATCAAAGTAGTCTCCAATGAATACAAACTCAGTAGCATCAGGATTTAACTCGATAATCTTCTTCCAACTCACGTGTCCGTGAATATCGCCGATTACGACGATCTTACTATTATCCATGAAATCCCATTCTCTACCAGAGTTAATCATTGTCTTTATTTTTATGCTTCTTAGTACGTCTATATTTCTTTTTGTTTCTCACTGGAGTCGGCATACGCAAAGCATCTAACCACTCTTGTAGTGTTAGATTTACTTCTTTTAATTTTTTGCTTTTGTCGTCCATGATTTATAGTACTAATATACGAAAAATATTTGACATAAAAAAATCTAGAGGCAATTATTTTGCAAGAATTGCAAACTTTTCTGCTTCGATCTGTTTGATCTTAAGTGCAACATCTGGGCCTTTAACTCCGAATTCCTTCATAACATCTTTACCATTTGTAGATGGCTTGTATTTAAAAAAGGCTTTAATCATTTTAGCATCTAGTCTATTAATCTTTACAAATTCTAAAATAACCTTCTTATCAAGTCCGCTATTTTTAAATTGCTTATGTGTATCAAACACATTAGCTGGATCAAATGCCATTAAGTTCTTTAAGAATATAACTCCACTAATTTCATCATTTGAAAATGTAGCCTTGTTCATTTCTTTCTTAAGAATATCTGTATCATTTGCCATGAACAAATGAGTCAATTGAATTAACCAATTATTTGTATCGATAAACTTTTCACTAATAGGTAATGTCGGAAACATAATATTCCATAGCTTAAATTCAGAAACCATTTCTAAGTATTTCTTAGCAGACTTTGCAGTCGTTACTGATTTCTTAAATTCATCTCTGATTCTTTCTGGGCTAATACCTTCTAAACTATTATCTGTTAGAATTGCTTCTGCAGTTTCTTTTTCTAATTTACTTCCGGTTCTACCAGCAAATCTTAAGGCTCTTAATTTTCTAAGTGGATCTTCTGCAAATCTATCTGCAGCAACACCGACCGTTCTAATCTTTGAATTCTTTATATCATCTAAGCCTCCCACAAGATCGACAACCTCTTCAGTTCCCATATCATAGAATAATGCATTGATAGTTAGATCTCGTCTTAAAACGTCTTTATCTATTGTTGAGTACTCCACGGCATCAGGTCTTCGGCCTTTACCAATATCTTCTCTAAATGTTGCAACCTCAACTCCAGCTGGATCTGATGGTACATTTACAATAACCACACCAAATTGATGTCCAACTTCTCCGGTGGTTGTGTAACCTGCTTTAGTAACTATATCAATAACTTCTGCTGGAAATGCATCTGTTGCTAAATCAAAATCTTTTGGCTTCTTACCGAGTAATGCATCTCGAACTGCACCGCCAACTATAAAAAGTTCTTTACCATTCTTTTTAAATAGCTTATGTAGATCTAATATATCAGATGGCACATTCATCTTAAGTGAATTCTTTGCCTCTGTTAAAAGTCTAAAATCTGTGAAGTTTTGTAAGTTCATTAATTATATATCTTGTTTATTATAGTACTAATATAATAAAAAAGCCTGAAACTAAAAAGTATCAGGCTTATTATTCTGTTAAAGTTATTAACAATATTTATTCTGCAAATGCTTCAATATCCCATTGGATTCTTTGCATTACATCTTCACCTCTAAATTCTTTCTTAGCCCATTGTAATAGACCTGGTTCGTGTTTAGCATTTTGTGCCATATCATAAGCATTTTCCCAGCCGCCATTAGATGCAACATCTTCTAACCATTGGTCATATTTCTTTCTATTCCATTTTACTTTAGCAACAGCTTTCTTATGTGGACCATCACCTAATTTAGAAGTAGCAGCCATATAGCTACCAGGTTTAAATACACCAAGATCTTCGCCAGTAGTATCGTACTTAATCTCTTTTCTAAATCTTCTTAGTGAATATTCACCACCTTCGATTTGTTTTCTTCTTGTAACTTCTCCTTGAGACGCGCCTATTTCTATTTTTAATTCTTCAGCTTTCTCTGGATCAGTTTCAAAATGTAAATCTCTAACTGCATTTTCTAATATTGCAGATTCATATAAAGATGCTGTAGCATCTTCATTTAATTTATTTGTAAAACTTTCGAACGTTAAGTGTAATGATTCCATTTCTAAATTCTTTTTTGTTTTATCCTTCTTAGCTTCTTCTTCATCATCATCTATATCTGCGACTGAAAGAACATCTCCTGAACCTACAGTAGTTGCTGTTGGTAAAACCGGATCTCCAATACCACCAATAGTCATACCAGGGTTTAAAGATACTGCTCCTGCTGAGTTTTCTTCTAATGGTCCAATAAGTTCTGACATATTATTTTGCGTCTATTTGAATGTATTCAGCGTCTCTAAGTTCAAGATTGTTATTACCAACCTGTCTATCGTATTCACCATAGATAACATCTTTTTTACTTGCTACTGGAGAGTTCATCATTCCAGTCTTATCTATTTTTTTACCTAATTTATTACCGTTAGCATCATCCATAAAACCAACATTAATTATCATTTCATTCCATGTTGCGTATGATATGTATAAAGGTCCAGAACCGTCTGATGAGTTTAAGCCATTAACTTCGTCAGCTTTCCATTCTTCACTTAAATTAGCAGTTACAAATAATACTGTCTCCATATCTTTTGCTCCTTTTTCAACTTGATCCAAAATTATTTTCTTAGCTTTATCTTCAAACTTAGCCCATTCTTTATTAACTTCTGTTAAAGTTGCAGCTGAGTCTCCTTCGTATTTTACCGTTTTAATCTCTTGTTTAAACGCTTGCATTACTTTACCTACTAAGCCTTTAGCAGCGTAGATGCCAGTCATTCTATAAGCCTTCTCGTTTAAGAATTGTTTAAATGTTGGAATTGTTTTCATATCTTTGTTTTAGTTTTATTACCAAGCGTAATCAAATCCTTCGATTTTAGCTATTTTTTCTTTAAGTGATAAAGCGTAATTCTTAATCTCTTTTTTATACCAAGATTCAGATGAACCAAATCTTTTTTCAGATTCTTCTTCTTGTCTAACATAATCACAATATCTAGAATAATCATCTAATATATTTGACATGTGATTAGAAGCATCTCTAAGTTTTACTTCTTTACCTTTTGCGTTTTCACCAATTTTGATTTCCTCATATCTAGTCTTTTTACCACTAGCTAAACCATCTTTAATTTGATCGGTTAACATATCGATTGCATCTGCTACCATTTTATCTAATGGCATTGTTGCAGCCTTAGTAGCTAAAATTTGGTGGTATCTGTCGTTGTTAGCTTTCTTAAAATCTTTATCATTAGTAAATGCAATTGCACCACGTTTAGCTTCAGCTCTAGCTGCTCTTAATTGGTCAGTAGAATACTTTTGTCTAATTAGGTCTAGGTTAATAACAAGAACTCTATCAGAAACTTCTGCGATTCTTTTACCATTATTAAGTCCAGTTCCTGACCAGCCTCTGTATTTATGTGATACGCCAACTTGGTCATCTTTACCTTTTTTACCGTCTTTTTTAAATGCTCTATCTCTTGAGTATCTAGACCAGTCATTAGTATAAAATTCTCTATCGCCAGACATTGCTGCTATTAGAAGGCCTCCACCTGGTACAGTTTTTAATGAACCATAACCAGCGTCATAAGGACAGTATGGGTTATCTTTTTCGTTATCAGATATAAAGAATAATATATGCTTTGATCCACCGTGTTCTTTAAACACCTTGGTTGGATTATTACTTATTATCATATCTTCATCACCTACTTTATCTAATGCAACTTTAGCTAATTGGTAAAAACCACCAGCTAGTGACTTTAAATTTTGCTTACCGTATTTACCTTCTTTGTTACTCATCAAAACGCTAGCTAGTAATTGACTACCTAATGCTTCGTTTAAGAATCCGGTTGCTCCATTAAATGATTCAAATGATTCGTGTATTGAAAATGTATTTTCCATATCTGTTGTTTGTGTTTTAATATTTTCTAGTAGACCGATAGCAATACCATTGACTTCTCTGTCTCCTTTGTCAACATACTTTTTATTAAGGATCATAAAGGTAAATCCATCTGCTGTTACTTGGTAATGTGGCATCATGCCTGTACCAAAGTCGTATTTATATTTAGCTGCTTTTAATTCTTTACCAACTGACATAAAGTCTTTTGCTTTACCTACTAATTCGGCAAGCTTATCTAAATGATCTCCAGCGTCATCCTTTTCGTTAACTACTGATTCGGCTAATCCTTGCTTTTTCATTAGAGCTAGTTCATCTTTACATGCCTTGTTAAATTTCTTAAAGTGCGATACTGCATCTTTAGAATATCCATCTTGAAATAATTCAATTGCCATATTCAGATGGCTTGCTATTTCGTCAGCTTGTTCATCACCTATTTCTTCAAAATCATCAGAAAGTCTTAGTAACTTTTTCTCACCCGTTCCCTTTGAAGCGAATAAACCAAGTTTTAGTAATGCAACAATTGGCTCTTCTTTAGCTTCAGTAACTGATTCGTCCATTCTTGCTAAAGTATCATAATGAATATCATCTATATTACCTGAGTTTTCGTAGTTATATCCTACTGATGCGTCGATAGTCCATTCTTTTCCATCTTGATCTGTACCCATAAAGTATACATCCTTTCCTTCGTTTCCATGGTCATCGATAACATCATAATCATCAAATTCTACTTCATACTTTTTACCACCGTCTTTAAATTTAATAATAGGCCAATCATCTTTAGTGATTTTAATAGCTTCGTGAATAGGAAAAGCTTTTAATGCAGGTGCGTCTAATTCGCTTAAAATTCTAAGACCCCATTTTGAAAGCTTAACACCATCCTCAGAAACAAAGAAATATTTTGAATTTGAAGATCTCCATCTGTTAGGGCTTTTAGATACCTTTGAAAGTATTTTAGTAAATTCCTCTTCTGTTAATACTCCGTCTTTTACTGCTTTTAAAATTTCGTTTCTAACACTAGCTGTTTTGCCAACAGTAGCTGCAGGATGGTTTTCAGTATACTTTCTTTTAATTTGTATCTTCTTGCCTTCTTTTAAGAAATCTTCGAATTTTTCCATAATTATTTTACTTTAATTTTTGCTTGATGTCCAGTAGTTTCAGTATATTGAAATGCAAATTTAGACTTTGCAAATAAAGTACCCATTGTAAATGAAACAAAAGTTCCCTCTGGACTTTTCATAGCAATATTATATGCTTCTGTCGCAGATGCTTCATCTTCAAAAACTCCTAAAATGTTTTTTGAAGTTGCTGATCCCATAGTATGGCCGCCTTGTAATTTAATAGACTGTCCATTAAAATCTACATTGTTGTGTGCCATTACTAAATATTTAGTGGAACCTTTTTCTGGTAAACTATCGATATGGTCTCCGAACTCAGTTCTACTATTAAAGTAAAATGATCCAAATGGAATGGATTCGTTTACTTCTTCGCCTTTGCGGCTTTCGTTAAAGCTTTCGAATGTTTTTATTTTGTTCATATTAATATGCTGTATTTGTTTATATATTCTTAATAAAATTGTCAAAGGTTAAGAACTCTATCTCAGCAGATTCGGCCATTACGCCCATAGAGTTTTCCAGTTTAGTCTTTAACTCTGCATACATGTTATGTAACGGCTTAGGAGTTAGCTTCTTAAACAGTTTCTCATCACCATCTAACATAGCGTTTCTTACCTGTGTTGCTGAAATGTTCTTACCAGTTCTAGGGATTTCAAATAAACCAAAGTCATCTCTAACTCCTAGATCATCTCTATATTCTTGCTTATCTACTTGGTAACCATAAGTCTTCATTCTATCACTTCCTGTTCCCCATAATACTGGTTCGTATTTTGGTCTCATTGCATTAAACATAGTGTCAATACCACCAGTTGGAATTACAAAAACTTCTTCAATTGGATATTTAGATTTTAAAGAGTTAATCATTGCAACTTGAGTGTCCTCATCATAAGGTCTTTTAAATGCATCCTCTTTTTTCTTGTTCTTAGCTTTTACTAATAAGATTACTACCGGGTGTCCATTTTGCTTATGAATAGTTTCGACTACTTTAGCATGGCCTAGTGTAAATGGTTGGAATCTACCAACAAACATATTAACTAATTTCTTACCATGTTCTGGGTAATCTACTTTTAATGCTTCAGTAATTGGACTTACTTGAGTACTAATCTTCTTATTAAGTAAATATTGATTAAAACTTTGTACATCGTTCTCACTAGTTTCAGCCATTATTAATGAATCAATCTTTTCAATAATAGAATTAATATTATTCATTAAATCTGCATTAATAAGATCTGTCTCTTTATTTCTTTTCTTTCTAAAACTACCTAATGTTATTTTAAATAATTCGGAAAGTATTTTATCTTGTACTAGAGTTAGTGTTTTTTCGTTCTGTAAAAACTTGTGGTTTAATTCAAACATAGGTGATTCTGAAAAATCTGCAGAATCAAACTTAGCACCAATGTATTTAGTAGCATTCTTTTCAACATAGTTATTAAAAACTTCAGACATTAGCTCTAAATATCTTTTATCAGTTTCTTCTTCTGACAAGTTAATGTCCTCAAAATTAAATTGAGTTAAATGTTCTACTATATCTAATATTGTAATTTGATACATGTCAGATGGTTTTCTATCTTCACTTGGTTTTTTATTAAACTTCTCTAGTTTAAAAGATTGTAAAGATTTACCATCATGAAAATTAACTATAAATCCTGAAACATCCTTAGATAAATCATTCATTAAAGCCGATTGCTTCATATTCTCATTAAATATACCAAAGACTGTTCTTGTAAATGAAGGACTATCTTTATCTTCAAATGTCTTTTCAAACTCTAACACAGACATTCCAAGTATTCTTTTAATATCATCTTTTTGTCCTGAGTGTAATTGGCCTTCAAATAATACAGGTGGTGGAGCAACTTCTAATAAACCTGCCCACTTGTTAAGTATTTTAGTATCTCTAATTACCTTTCTAACTTTGTTAGGGTTAGAAGGTTGCATTACTTGTATGTGTGTTAGGATTAAATTAGACTTAGGCAATACATCGTATTCAACATCAATTGTTTTATTATCACCTAAATATTCAAATCCGAATTTCCAGTCAAATGGCATATCTTCCATTGCATCCATAGAAACTGATTTAAAGTGTCTAATTGCATTTTCATAATATCTTACAATAGTACGATCTATGACATTCATTTTATCCTTCGAACCAGACTTGTAATATACAAAGCCGCTACCTTCTCTTTTAACATGAAAAGAAGAACCGCTAATTTTTTCAGTTACAATACATTTGTTACTTAGTAACGTATCCACATCTGAAATGTTTGCTCCTTCGAAATATGTTTTTAGATTTTGTAGTGCCATTATCTTCCGTATTTTATGATACCCATTAGCTGGTTAATCGCAGCAAAAGTACCTGTTAGTTTAAAGGTTTTTCCTTTAAATTTAAAGACCACTCCTTCTGTTGGGATGATCGACTCAATACCACCAATTCCCTCTAGTCTTTTTAGTTCTTTTTCAACCTTTTCAATTTGAGTAAGGTCGCCATTCTTTTTAATCTTGCCAGCTTCAGTTCTAATCTGATTATGTAATCTTGCTTTCTCAGCATCTGGATTAGCAGCTACAAAATTAGAAGCGTTCTTTAAAACATCTGCACCTAACTCTAAAAATAGATTCTCAAAAGGTAAAATGTTTTCTTTATACTTCTTATTTCTTTGACCATCAAAATCTTTAACAGCCTTATTTTGTTCCGGTGTTAATTCCTTCTTTAATGCAGTTAACTTAAGTGTCTTCTTATCTAAGTAAGCCCATCTTAAAAGTAAACCCTCTTTATGTGCAGGGTCTAGGTCTGCAAAGTTCTCTTCGATTTGGCCTCTCCACCACATCTCGTGATACATTTTAACCTCATCTTGATCTGATAGACTATAAGTATCTCTTAGTTTATTTATTGCCTTTTCGTAATAGCCGACTCTTTCATCAAAGTTAATGTCTTTTCCTAACTTTAAAATTTGAGGGGGAATTATTGTAAACGTCTTTTGAACATCTGACTTTAATTCTTTAAGAGCTTTAACTAGTTCTGTAGCAATATTTTGCTTTCCAGTTTGATTACCTTCACCATCAGTCTCTACAATACCATGAAATTGTATAACATCTCTGTCATAATAGATAACATTAGGGTTTTTAGAGTAAATTAGTTCCATATTAACGAAATTCAATCCGTTCGCGAACATTGATTGATCCTTAAGCGCTGGGAGCGCCTCTGCTAGATCTTTAGCAGCAAAGATATATGTTTCTTCAACCAGCTTTGACGCGTGGCCAGTAAACATCTTAATGATACCATTTAGGTCTAGTGGATTTATCATTTGCCCTTTATTTCTGGCAAACATTGCTTGACCATCTTTTACAGTTGCAAATAGGTTTTGACCATCAGTCTTTTCAGTTGCAGCCTCTTCGAAATCTAACCCACCCTGTAATGAAGATTTAACAATAGTCTTGAAATCTGCAAAAGTTAATGAGTGGTCATCGAAAGGGTGCATCATGTGTCCTGCTGCTCCACCTTCAAATACGAAATCCTCCAAGTTGTTCACCTGGAGTTTCTCGTTTAAAAATTCTGTAAAATTAGTGTATATCTTCATAAGAAGTATTTAGTTTGTTTTTATCCTAATGATGATGTTAGTGCTCCAATTGCAGCTCCATATTCTTCACCATGCTTAGACAATAAACCGTCTACCACTTCTTGTGCTTTTGCTTCGTCAAAATCTTCTCCGAATGCTTTTTGTAAAACAGCGAATGCATACTCTTTAAAATCTTCATCAGATTTAACTTCAGCTTCATTTACTATTGGAGCTTCTACCGTATCAGCAGATTCAACATATAGGTTTACATACTTGCTACCTTTTTCAGAGTAAATTGAAGTGATTTTAAATTCACCATCAATTTTATTGCCTGTATCTTCTTTGTAATACTTAGCATAGTAAGCTTTAAAGTATAAGTTTGGTTCTAGTTCTCCAAAGAAGTGTGTCATTTTACCAATAAAGAATTTAGCAGATGGATAATGAGTTGTTATATCAGCTTTGTACTCAGCATCTAAAACATCTTTATCGAAATCTTTTACAAATTTAGCTTCAGTAACTTCTTCAGTCTCTTCAACTTCTTCTTTATCATGGTGTCCTTCTTCAACTTCGTCTTCTTCAAGTTCTTTAGCTAATTCGATTGCAGCCAATGCCTGAGATACTTTACCTTCTTCAACTGTTTCAGCCTCTGCATCTTCTTTAATTACTGGAAAGTTCTTACCGTTAAATTCAAATTCTTCAGCATCTTCTTCGATCGCCTTAGCTCTTGCAGCTAAAAATGCATTACCCTCATTCATTACAGACTCATTAGCCCATATTAAATTAAATTCGGCAGTAATATCTTCTGCTATTTTAGAGTGACCAAATCCGTCTAAGAATAAAGCCATACCTTCAACAATACCAATACCTGACCATCCTGCAGCGTTAGCTAATCCAGAATAATGTTCGTCTAGTAAATTCATAATTGATTTTTTACTTACAGGAATTTGCTGTCCTCCTAGTTTATCAATCTCTACTGTAATAGTTGTAATCTTACCACCTATTTTCTTACTTACAGGATCTCTGTATCTGTGGAAGTTAGCATCTGTTAATGATTCTGCTAATAAGTATTTACAAACACCTAATAAAAGCGGTCCGTCCATTAATGCAATATGGTTCGTGAAGAATGATTCTAACCATTTAGCAACTTTCTTAGCATCTCTTAAATTACCTTTAGATACTACAAACTTTTCATTAATCATCATAGATTCAAATGCAGGAACTAAATCGTAACTGTCATAAATATCAACCATGTACCATTTAGAATCTCTTTCGGAATATAGGTAGATGAATTCAGCTCCGCCGTTATTAGCAGCGTCTTTTACAAACTTCTCAGTATCTTTCATATTACCATCAATAGTGGCCTTGTCGCCGTAGAATTTAATATCATCTACATTTGCTTCTAGACCTGAACCACCCCCTTTCTTCAGTAGTAAGTCTACTGCCTTTCCATCTTTGTAACCCTTTTTAATTGTAGGTAACATGTGGTCTGGGTAACCATCATAGTGCATATACACTGTTGAGATTTTTCCGTTCTTTTTGATTTTACCGATTTGAGATCTTGTACCCTCTTCAATAATTGCTATTGATTCAGAAACTTCAGATGCACTTAACGCGGCAAAGAATTTAGTTCTATCTTCTTCTGTAAGTTCTTTTATTGTAGTAGCTCCAAATTCTGATAGGATTGATTTAAATTGAGCAGCTGACGCATCGCGTTTAGCTGATTGTTCTTCTTCAAGTTTTGCTGCTTTAGCTACAGTATTCGCTTTAGCAAAATCTTCAAAAGATTGTAGTTTTTGTGAACTCATGTTATGTAATTTTGTTTTTACTTTCTTGTACTATAGTATTATATATCTCCATCAAATTGCACGTTTTTTATCTCAAAAGGAAACTTCTGTTCCTTATAGATCTTTTGGCGAGCTTTTGAGTGTCTGATAAGGTAATTATCCCAACCCGGAGAGGATAAATCATCTACAAAATCAATAATGTTTACCTCTGATTTAGTATGATGTTTTCTTAAACCCCTACCAATTGATTGTCTAATAATTACTTCCGATTTAAACGATTCTGTAAAGAATATGTTGTGGATTTTATTAATCGATATACCGGTCGAGAAGGTACCATAAGAGGCAACAATAACCACTTGAGCGCCTGCTTCCATCTTTTTCTTGTATTCTTCTCTAATATCTTTGTCGGTGTTTCCATCCACATAGTATATTGGCTTATCACTATCTTGACGCAGCTTTTCATATATTCTTTTACCATGTTCAATCCTGTGGAAAAGAACAAGGCTATTACCCCGTACTCTGGAAATAATGTTTGTAATGAAAGCAAGGCGCCCTGTTGAATTAATAACATAGTTGCTTTCAAATCTGTATACATCTTTACTCTCATATCTGTTCTGGGACATCTCATGAAAAGCATTCTTAGTACTTTCCGGAGCATAATCCATTTTTATTATCTTTACATTACACCCAGCAATGTGACCTTCATCTTGAAGAAATGCCGCACCTATCTCTGTGATTACCGGTCCTGTATGTGCCATTAAGGTTAATCGATCTAAGGTCTTTGGTTTTGGAATTGTACCGGAGAGCCCGAACCTATAATTAGCTGATGTACATTTTTGTAAGATTGTTTTAATTGAAGTAGATTTAGCCTTATGTGTTTCATCAATAACAACTGCATCAAATTGTTCAAAATATTCTTTATCCTTTTTAACAAGTGATTGATAAGTACCTATCACTACATTTCTACCTGCTCTAATCTTTTGACCAGAATAGATCTGTTGTATTTTAATATTGGTTTGATTCTTCCAGTTATACTCTATAAAGTCCTCAGAGGCTTGTACAACTAACGAAACGTTTGGTACAATAAATAGTATTCTACCTGCTTTAGCCTTGTCTAACATATACGCAACTGCCATATACGAGATAAGAGTTTTACCTGCTGATGTAGCTAACTCACTTAAACATCTTCTAAACTTTAAGATATTATATGCTGCTTCTATTTGATAACCATGTGGTGTTTTTTCATAACCATCAAAATAATCAAGAGCCCATTCTGTGAATTCTTCTTGTTTTACACTAGCATCGAATAGTGAAGTAACACCATTCATTTTTAATTCATATTTATATGTTTTGGCCATGTCCATCACCTCTTTCCAAAGCCCGGAAGGAATCCACTTATCATCTTTCATATAAGAGATATAGCCGTCCCATAGACCTTTCTTCACCAGAGGGTGAAATCGCCAGTTATCAATTCTACGATTGAATGTAATATTAAGCTGTTCTAATTCTAGCTCAGTTGCTTCATCAATTCGCAGAAACTGTTTATTTTCAGTTAAACTTAGTTCCATTTATTATAGTCCGTTCAGAGACAATCGATTTCTAATTGCAAAGCCCATATTATCTAGGGTCTTAACTGAACTTGCAAAGAATTCTAATTGGTTTTCAAGATGAGATAATATCATATTGTCATCTGCTAGGTCTCCTTCTAAAAACTTTTCTTTTTGTTTTTCACCTAACTTATAGTCATATTCATAGTATCTAATATAGGCTTCCCTATATCTTAAACTTATTCCTGTCTTCTGTTCTTTTATTTTTACGTTTAGGTATGCAATCTGATCTACACAAGTCTGTCTTGATGATAGCGTTTCTGCTATTACCTGTTCCATACCATCTACTTTTTTAAGTCCTCTTGCGAGTCCTCTTATTGTATCAGACCATTGTGTTCTTTGTGCAGATAACTTTTGATCTAATGCTTGAATCTTTTCTTTACTCATATTAGTTATATTAGAACAGAGACTTTTTGTTTGGATTTGGCTTAATAAATTTAGCAGCCTTTTGGCCTTTTTTAAATTTAGGCTTCTCCACAACAAAGTTATTACTCTGTACGTTAAACTCTTCTACCTCAAAATCAACAATTAACTTGTTGCCTTTAAATCTTTCTGAATCTTTCAGAAAGTCTTCTAGATTATCTTCTACCATATTAGTTATACATACCATAGATCTAATTCGCTTGCTGTAAAATAGTTTTCAATTTCTTTCCATGCTTTGGATTTTTGCTCGAAACATACTCTAACCAAATCGTTGAGATCTTTTATATTATATGTATCTAGCTTAAAATCTGTTAGAAATTTAGACCACATAAACACTGGTCTTCCCTTCTTTAATTTCTCTGCCATCTTCTTTTTACCTGTTGCATCGTTATCAAACATATAACGTACAGTTGCCATTTCATCAAATTCATCAGTAGTCCTACCGGCAGTAGCTAGGGCTAAAGAATTATGCATAAACTTTGCATCGATTGGTCCCTCAAATAGAGTGACTGGCTGTTGGAAATTAACCTGCATAATTCCAAATAGTGTTGAGGCCTTTGCAAGTTTTGTTAGTTCATCAGGTGGTAGATCAAGCGGCTTTCCCCATTCTTCATAGAGCTTAGGTAGATCATAGGTTAAATACCTAGACCCATAGCCTTTCATTCTTCTGGATTGTGCGCCGATAATTTTACCTTCCATTCCCATATTTAAGATCCATAATCTGTTACCTTTTTGGGAGAAAAGAAATTCGTTAGATTTATTGTGTAATAACCTATCTTTAAGTTGGAACCATATCCAATCACCTGGTGTTATTTCTTTAGCGCCGAATATCTGTTTAAATTCAGATACAGTTAATGCCAAATCTTGGACGCTAGCAAGAGATGAGTTCTTTAATACTTGTTCTTGGCTAACCTGGGACTTATTTGCTTTTATATAGTCTATAATAGTAAATGAGTCTCCTGAATTAGGCATTTTAATCTGATGGTCCTTTAATAGTCCATATAGATTTGTATGTTCTGAACAATTGTAACAATGATACTGAAGAGTGTCCCAATACATGTTACCACGTTTTTTGGTATCATCTTCATGGGAGTCACCACAATAAGGACACGCCAGGGTTATTCGCCCTGGCATGTCTTTAAGTAGTTGCTTGTTAGGAGTAGAATGTGCTTCAACACATACTTGTTTCAGTGCCTTCTTTATTCTGCTCTTAAGCTCCTCAGTTAATTGTATGTTATTAGAGGTTGAGGTCATTCAAGAAAGAATCTAAATCATCATCGGTATTAGCTTTTGCTGGTTCCGTTGCAGTTGCTACTGGAGCTGCTGCTGCCGGAGTGGCCGCTGCTGCTACAGGTGCTGCTTTTGGAGCTGCTTTCGATGCAGGTGTTGATGTAACCTCTGCAATAGAATCGCCTGGATTTAGATACATTCTAAGAACGTTGTTTACAAATGAACGAGTGTCTTCGTCCCATGCTTTGTAATCGTATGTTGCAAGTGAAGGAGCTGCTTCCAATTCCTCTTTAATACTTGCCATCGCCTCTTTAGATCTTTCTGCTGGAGTTTCTCCCATTAAGATTGCAGATTTACTTGAAGAGAATTTAGACTTATCGTAGTTGTTATATTCCCCTTGTCTTGTAATAACAAGCTCAAAGTTCTTACCTTCGAATAGGTCAAATACCTGAGTTGGCTCACCAAAATCTGGCTTCAATTCAGAATCAATCTTCTCTTTAATCTTATATCCAAATTTGAATACTTTGTAAGTACCTTCTAACTCTGGGTTTTGTGGGTCCTTAACGATCTTAATTAGAGAATAGTACTGCTGACGTCTCTTTAATTTCTCTGATGACTTACGGTCTACTGCAGAATCTGATTTTCTTAATTTCCAGAATACATCTGCAATTGGACAGTGTTCACCAATTGTTTGTGGAGAGTCTACTAGTTTACCATCTCCATTAGAGTTAGTTAACCAGTGTACGTACTTTTGTATCAGAGATTTTCTTGGGTTCTCTGGGTTTGGTACAAAACGAATTAATGCTTTGTAAGTGCCGTCTTTACCGTCGTCGGCTGTAGGTTTGTAAACTTCGTTTACGCTTGTTCTTTCAGGCTGGTGTGTTTCCACATCTTCCACGCCTAAGTTAAAAATGTCAAATGAATCGCTCATAATTTTCTTTTAGTTGTTTAAAATTGTTTAATAATGAAATACTTTAATTGTCTTTCAGTTCCTTATAGTTGTATAATAATCAATAGTTTCAAACTAGATTCATATTTAACTTTGTGGTTCGCCAATCCCTTTTAACTCAGCATCAAAAACTCTTTCTATAGTTCCTTCACCTGAAGTTATGTATGGTCCGGCGAACGAGCACATTGTTATTGTTCCCGAGACAACGGTGTAACCCGCTGCGATCCCAGTATTGCATGGTGTATATTGAATTTCTAATGCTCCTTCCGAAGAATTATTTGTGATATTAAATACTTGACACTCAGGCATTACATTCGCTGTTTGTTAGAATCATAGTCCATCGTTAATATTGCTCCGTCAGGTTCCTTCCATCTATTGTCCTCTAGCTTAATCAGCCCTGATTTGTGTAACAACGCCTCACGTTCTATAGACGTAATCTGGTTGCTTAACACCATTTTGTGTAGGATCGTCGCTAGACGAAAGTATTCTGCAGTTACTAACATATCATTGATAAGTTTGATTTTTATACTTATTATATATCGTTATTTTGTTTTGTTTCTAGATGATATGCTAATATATTGGTCACTCTAGAGTTAGGCTTTTCTTAGCTAATTAAAAAAAGATTGAGATTTATTGAACTTTTTTGAAACCTTTTCTGGTAAGTCGCATATAAGTTATGTCTTTAACGCCAAAGGAAGATAAGTACCATTCCAGGGCTGGATGCAGAGACTAGGCTGAAGGCAGAGATTAGGACAGTTCTGGGCGGTCGCGGCTTGAAGCAGAGACTTGGTTAGTCCGGCAAATTTTCCCCAAGTTGCTGAAGCAAATAATGATTAAGGAACCAAGCATCGACTAGATCATCAAATGGTTTTGGAACCTTCTTAACCTCATCACCTATTTCATTTACACAATATTTAAATAAAGGAGACTGAGCTAACTCTGAACTCTCTACTATATTATTTAAAAAGGCTACCCAAAGTGCTAACTTATTCATGTTACCTTTACCAGCATGCTTCTTAATAGTTGTGGGTGCAACGGTCAGTAAATTTTTGACCTCGAGTTGGCTTATCATTTGTTCTTTAAGAATTGCAGCTCCTGCTGCCATATCAATCATATTATTAGTTCCCATCTTAGAACCATACGAAGTTCCCTCAAATGCTATATGATAATCCTCCTTAGTATTTGTTATACCAAGTATTAGATTAATAATATCATCCGCTGTTTGGATATATCTTTTAATCTTTGCAAATTCGTTTTTGGAGTAATCACCTACTGAAGATTTCCAGTCAGGTTGGTGTACAAGAGTAACGTCTTTAAATAGACTTATTTCTTCTTGTCTCTTTTGTTCGGCTTTTGTTCCTGAACCAGCTTTAATATAGGAGATAAAGTGATATTCATTCGTATCAGACTGCCAGACACAGATACCAGGGGAATTAAGTGAGAAGTCAACTGTAACTAAATTCAAATTAGATTCTTTTACCCATCGCAGCACCTAAAGCAGCACCGACTAATCTGGAGGTTAATAAATCATAGAAGATACCTTTTTGAATACCTAGTACTTTACAAATAACTTTACCAACTGATTTACCTAAAGCAAATCCAGCTAAACCACCAAAAATAGAACCTAAAAGACCCTCATTCATAAAGGCTTCTTCTAATCTGTCTAATTCAAATGTACCGTCTTCTTTTTGGTATTGTTGTACAAATTGCTCTAGTGCAAAATCTACTTTATCTTCTAAATCTTGAGTCCATTCTGATTGTAAACCTTCTTGTAAAAGTCTCATATCAGTTTCAGTCAAGTGTTGTTCAACTAAGTAATCATTAAATGTTTTCATAATGTATATATCTTATTAATCTATTTCTAATCTTAAGTCTAGCTTGTTGTAAAAAAATGTACATTCAAACGTATTAAAGTCAGCAACATTCTCAGCCATATTTAAGTTTAACTCATTTATAGAGTTCATTATTATTTTATTAAATTCCATATAGGCTACTGAACTTCCCTCTGCATCTAAAATTCTTAAAGTCATTGGTTCTATATAAGCCTCTTTAGTAGATCTAGCATAGTAGTACAAAAGAGTATCTTGCATAATCCAATAAT